AAGAAGGCGTTGAAGCGTAGACTTAATGCTCTGTCTCATCCTGATTGGGTGGAGAACATGGCGATAGCTATCAACAAAGCGCCATACTTTAGGTGGCATGACTCGGGTGACATCCAAGGTGTGTGGCATTTGTCTAACATCGTGGAGGTAGCAAGGCGTACACCTGAGACTAAACACTGGTTGCCTACGCGTGAGGCCAAGTACGTGTCGCAGTACAGTGGTGACATGCCGGACAATCTGATTGTGCGTGTGTCTGCTGCGATGGTTGACGGCTCACCACCGAAGAGGTTCAGATTGACATCAACAGTACACAGGAATAGAATCCCTACTGACTCGTTCGTATGCCCCGCACCTAAGCAGGACAACAAGTGTGGTGAGTGTCGAGCGTGTTGGGATAAAGCAGTACCGAACGTAAGTTATACACATCATTAGGAGGGTAACGATGGGGACAGCTAGTATGTATGGTAATCAGGTGATGGATGTGGAGTTAGACTGTGAGTGGATGTCTATCTACGCAACCATTGAGTACTGTGTGTACGGTGACGAGGAGGACTTAGTTGAAATCATATCGGTTAAATGTCGTGGAGTTGACATCACTGAGTGGGTCAATTCTAGTTATATATTTGATCTTATTGCTGATGACATGAGCAATGCAGACTATCACGTTTACGATCACGGAGAGACACCATGACTATTGTTCAATTTGATACAGCGTTACCTGAGTATGCCGCACCGGGAGAGCGTCCTGTCTTGCAGGATCTGGTGCGTATCTGTCTTGAGGACAACAACAGAGTGTCCGTATGGGACGGGGAAGAACTGTCTGTGCAGGGATGTAACAACAACCTCAACATCCTGAAGAACTTATCGCAGACTGATATGGATCAGCTAGAGGTGTACGATAAGGACGGTAACTATCGTGGGTTCTTCTCGTTGATATACAACAACGGATCAGAGCATGATCCTATGATTGTGATCTCTGATTACAGTGCTAACGAGTGGACAGAGCGTGTGTACCGCAGGCTCGAAGAAGTATACGGAGGATATGAGCTATGAGTTATTACATCAAACCAGTTGATGAGCTAAGACCGGGACGCCTTGCTGTGTACCGTATGGTAAAGAGGCTGCGTGACTTCAAGCCAGAGAACGGTGTTGAATACATGGTGTTCCCCAGTAAGAAGGCAATGAAGACAGCGTTGTTTATTGACTTGTACTGTGGTAAGAATGGTAAGCTAGTCAAGCTCAAAGACAGATCGATGATGAGGTTCTAACATGAGACACGGTATGACGTACGCTCAGATCGCTGAGGTGTTGGGTGTGTCAAGCGAAACAGTACGTAACATTGAGCGTAAAGCGTTATGGAAACTGAAGCGGTCAGGTAAGTTGGACAGGTTCAAGGACTTGTTGGATGCACCTGTCGAGGAGTATTACGGTGAAAAAGTACCGAGAAAATAACGTGTGCTGTGACACCGAGTGTGCTATAATCTCTATATAGATAACTAAGTATTACTATTATTAATACTATTACTACTATTACTAATACATAGGAACTACATATGACTACTGATCAAATGATTGAAGAGTTAGTTGAGTACGAGTTTCAGAACATCACGCTGGTTGAGGTGGTTCAGATATACATCAAGCTACAACGTGAGTTCCTCAAGAGTCAGTTAACTGAGGATGAGGTACGCTCTAAATACAACGCCTTGTTCGGTGATGAGGAGGTAGTACACTGATGACATTCGTAAAGTTACACCAGCAATGTGATGACTGTGGTTCTAGTGATGCGTTGTCCTACAATGAGGATGGGTCTAGCTACTGTTTTGCTTGTGCTAAGTTTACCCCCTCACCAGAAGCCACAGGAGGCTCTGTGAGCAACATTAAGGAACGAGTAGTACCAGCGGCAGGGTTCGACAAAGCGGCCTTTACAGAGCCATACAGAGGCTTTCAGGACAGGGGGCTGACAGCTACCACCATGTCTGCGTACTCAGCACAGCAGAAAGCAGGTAACATTCTGTTTGGTTATCATGATCCGCAGGGTGAGTTAGTGGCGGTGAAGACTAGGTATCCTGACAAGCAGTTCAAGATCGGTGGGGATTGGAAGAAGGCTGGACTGTACGGTCAGCACCTGTTCCCTACTGGTGGTCAATACATAACCGTAGTGGAGGGAGAGTTCGATGCGCTGGCATCCTATCAAATGTTCGGTGGTAAGTATCCTGTTGTGTCTATTCGTAATGGTGCCCAAGGTGCTGCTGCTGACTGCCGCAGAGCCTATGACTTCCTTGACCAGTACGATCACATCATCTTCTGCTTTGACAATGACGATCACGGCAGGTCGGCTGCTCTAGAGTGTGCTGATATCTTTGGTGGTAAAGCTAGGATCTTCCATCACGGTGAGCACAAGGACGCATCTGACTACCTAGTCAACGGTGACAAGGAAGACTTTGTTAAGCGGTGGTGGGCAGCGAAGACGTACACACCTGATGGTATGGTGATGCTGGGTTCTCTGCGTGAAGCGCTGAAGAAACCATTGGAAGAAGCAGAAGTACGCTACCCATACAAGGGACTAGATGACATGACGTTTGGGATCAGACCGACTGAGCTAGTCACCATCTGTGCTGGCTCTGGTCTGGGTAAGTCTACGTTCATGCGTGAGCTAGTCTTCTCCATACTCAGTCAGACCAACGACAGGGTAGGGCTGGCGTTCCTTGAAGAGACACCTGATCGTACTGCTCGTGGTCTGGTGGGACTACAGATCAACAAGCCGATACACCTACCGGGCTGTGACTACTCACCATCAGAAGTAGACAGGGTATTCGACAGCCTCAACCTTGATGATCGTGTGGTACTGTGGGATACGTTTGGTTCCAACAAGATAGAGAACGTACTGGCACGGTTCAGATACCAGATCAAGGTACTAGGTGTGCAGTACATTGTGCTTGATCACATATCCATACTAGTATCAGATCAGGACAACGGTGATGAGCGCAAGGCTATTGACGAGATCATGACGAAGCTACGTATGTTCTGTCAGGAGATGCGTGTGTCCATGTTCATCGTGTCACACCTGCGTAGACCTGAAGGCAAGGGACATGAGGACGGTGCATACACCAGCCTTGGTCAGTTACGTGGCAGTGCAGCTATTGCACAACTGAGTGACATTGTGTTAGGATTAGAACGTAACGCACAAGCAGAAGATCCTATGGTACGTAACACCACCAACGTGCGTGTACTGAAGAACAGGTTCAGCGGTATGACAGGACCAGCCACATCGCTGATGTACAACAAGGACACGGGGAGACTATCAGAGGTATTTGAATGAGGTGTGTTGCTTGCGATAAGATAATGACAGACTATGAACTGACCAAGAAGTTCAGCAACAGTGGTGAGTTCGTTGATATGTGTAACGAGTGTAGTCGGTTCCTTGCTGATGATGACTTGATAGCAGTGGGCAACATGGACTATGCTACCCTTAGTGATCTGGAGGAAATTAAAGATGTCGAAGATGGGTCGTTGGATTATGGAGCAGGAGGAGAATATGGAGAGGAGGACGATTGGTCATGAACTTTCAGAAAGACAGCAGCGTGATCTTGCCTACTACGAATACTCTCTTTTTGGATATAGAGACAGATGGTTTGAATCCAACCAAGATACACTGTGTAGTTACAAAGAGATCAAACGAGGAGCACTTGACCCACTTATCTAGAAGGAGTTTGATGGATGAACTGGCAAAAGGTGGACATGTTTGTGGTCATAATATTATTGGCTACGATCTTCCTGTTTTGTACAGGCTATGGGGTATACGCATTCCTCAGCACAGAGTTGTGGACACGTTGGTTCTTTCTCGCCTCTTTCATCCCGATCTGGATGGTGGTCACAGCCTCGCTGCTTGGGGAACTAGGCTTGGATTTCCTAAAGGAGAACATGAGGATTGGGAAGAACTATCTGAAGAGATGGTGGCGTACTGTAAAAGAGATGTGGATGTCACTCACAGATTACACGATGCGTTGATGGCACAGATGCAGATGTTTGGTTTTACTAAGCACTGCGTTGACCTTGAGCACAGTGTGGCGTTTATCTGTAGGGATCAGGAAGAGAACGGCTTTGAGTTTGACAAGGCAGGTGCAATAGAACTGTATGAAGAACTCACTACCCGTATGAACAGGATAGAGAATGATTTACAACGTGTGTTCCCACCCATAGTAGAGGAGAGGATCAGTGATAAAACACAGAAGAGACTCAAGGACAAAGTTACGGTATTCAACGTCGGTAGTAGACAACAAATTGCAGAGCGGCTTGCTAGTAAGGGCGCTGTGTGGAAGGAACTCACTCCCGCAGGAAAACCTAAAGTCGATGAGAGTACACTCAAGAAGCAGACTCACATTCCCGAGGCAAAGATTATTCTCCGTTACCTTCTCTGCCAGAAACGCGCATCGCATGTTGACTCGTGGATTAAAGCAGTTGGAGAGGACGGCAGAA